TGTGGCCTATGCGCTGCTGTGCATGGCCAATACGAAGATCACGGACATCATGTCCTGGGACGAGGACGGCAATGTGAAGGTCAAGCCTTCGCACCAGATCCCAGAGCATGCGCTGACGGCGATCAAGAACATCAAGGTCAAGGCTGACCGGGATGGCAATTCGACGCTCGAGATCGAGCTGTACGACAAGGTGGGTGTGCTGCGGATCTTGGCCAAGGCCAGTGGTTTGCTGGACACGCCTGATGACGACAACAAGCCCAGCGTGATTGACATCAACGTGGTGGCACCAAGGGGCAATGATGGCTAGAACCAAGGAAACCTCGGACAAGTCTGTGCCGGTGGCTGGGCTGAACCTGGACTTCAGCAGCTCTCCGGTGATCTACGACTTCATCCAGAGCAAGAACTTTGTGCAGGGCATCATGGGCCCGGTGGGTTCTGGCAAGAGCTACGGCTGCGCGAGCAAGATCTTCATCAAGGCGGTGCAGCAAAAGCCCAGCCCCGTGGACAACATCCGGTATACCCGGTGGGCGGTGGTCAGAAACAGCTACCCCATGCTGAAAACCACCACCATCAAGACCTGGCTTGACCTGTTCCCAGAGGCTACCTTTGGCCCGATGCTGTGGACACCCCCGATCACCCACCACATCCGGCTGCCAGCTCGCGGGGATGCCGCCGGGATCGACTGCGAGGTCATCTTCCTAGCACTTGACCAGCCCAAAGATGTGCGAAAGCTGCTGTCTTTGGAGCTCACGGGTGCCTGGGTGAACGAGGCGAGGGAGCTGCCCAAGGCTGTGATCGACGGATTGACCCACCGGGTGGGCCGATACCCCACCAAGCGTGATGGCGGTGCCACCTGGCACGGTATCTGGATGGACACCAACCCCATGGACGACGACCACTGGTGGCACAAGATGGCCGAGAAGGAGAAGATGACCGGCCAGTACGCCTGGAAGTTCTGGAAACAGCCCGGCGGTGTGGTGCCGGTGGACGTTGAAGACCTGCCCGAGATGCCCGAGGCCAACGACCACATCTTTGCCAGCGGCAAATGGTGGAAGGTCAACCCGAAAGCCGAGAATGTCCACAACTTGCCCCCAGGCTACTACCAGCAGATGCTGCTGGGCAAGAATCTGGACTGGATTCGCTGCTATGCCGGGGGTGAGTACACCTATGTCCAGGAAGGCAGACCGGTCTGGCCTGAATATGAGGACTCGACCATGTCTGGCGACACCGAAATCGACCCCACGGTGCCGATCCAGGTGGGGCTGGACTTCGGTTTGACCCCTGCAGCCACCATTGGCCAGCGGCTGCCCAATGGCCGGTGGGTGATTCACCAGGAAATCGTCACTTTCGACATGGGCCTGGAGCGTTTTGGCCACCAACTGCTGGGCGAGCTCAATCAGCGCTACCCCAACCACCAAGTCATGGTCTGGGGCGACCCGGCTGGCATGGCCAGGGACGGCATCTACGAGGTCACAGCGTTTGATCACCTGAGAACCCTGGGACTGCGAGCCCAGCCCACGGCCAGCAACGACTTCAAGGTGCGCCGAGAGGCTTCTGCCGCGCCCATGCAGCGCCTGATCGCTGGCAAGCCGGGGCTTATCGTCAACCGTGAGTGCAAGCTGCTGCGCAAAGCGCTGGCTGGTGGCTACCACTTCAAGCGGGTGGCGGTCGGCGCTGGCCAAGAGCGCTTCCGCGATGCGCCAAACAAGAACGAGCACTCGCACATTGGCGACTCTTTCGGCTACCTGATGCTGGGCGGCGGTGAGTACAACCGAATGACCCGCGCCCACCAGCTGGGCGGCAGACCCATGGGCCAATCCAGCGCCAGCACCGACTTTGATGTGTTTGCATAAGCGTGTATCGCGTTGATATACAAGCCATTGCATCATGTCCAAAGCCCAATAGAATCTGTTGGGCAACACACACAGGGGTGATTTATGAGCATGGATGACAAGGAAGAAATGCAGGATGCGTTGGAAGACGCAGCAGAAGCTGGCCGTGGTGAAGACTCGATGCTGGCGCACGTGGCGCGTGGCGAGATCGTGCTGCCACTGCCGCTGGCAAACGACCCCGAGATCAAGGCGCTGCTGGCAAAGAAGTTCAAGGCTGCCGACATCAACATGAACCAGTATGTGGTTGGCCACAAGGACAACAGCATCAACCCAGAGACCGGGCTGCCTGAATTCAAGTGGCTCAAGAAACTGGCGGGCACCATCATTGGCGGCACGCTTGGCTTCTTCATTGGTGGCCCGGCTGGCGCTATAGCTGGTGCAAAGATCGGTGCTGGCGTGGATACAGCCCGCATGGTGGTTGACAACGCCGAGCAGGCACGCGAGCAGTCCAGACAAGCCCAACAAGCGGCTTTAGAAGAGGCGCAGAAAGCACGTGAGCAGGCGTTAACTGAATCGCAAAAAGCCCGTGAACTGACACTGCAGCAGCTGGCTGATGCCCGCGCAGCCAATACCACAGCGCTTGATCAGCAAAGAACTGATGCGGCAGGTCGCCTAGAGATGGCTCGGTTGTCAGCTCAACAGCAGGCAGACCTCCTGAAGAACCTGTCTGCCCAGCAGGCAGCTGCCGCCGATGCCGCACGCGCCACCCTGGCGCAGCAGCAGACGCAGTTTGCCGAGCAGAAAGCCATGATGGAGAAGCAGGCCAAGGATCAAGCCGCTGCGCTGGATGCAGAGCGCCGCAAAATCGCAGAGCGCGAGTCTTCACAGATGACTGCACGCCGACGAGCTGGCAGACGCGCCCTGCTCTCCGAAGCCAGGCTGACGCCAGAGACCGGCGTTGTTGGCCAGTATGGCAACGAAGCTGTGCTCACTGGAGCCTGACATGGCGCTTTTTGAATCGCTCACCGCGAGCAGCTCGCCTGAAGAAATCGCCAGGGCTTACGCTGAGTTTACTGCCGGGGCTGGTGGAGACACGAAAGAAAACCAGGATGCGGCAAGGACGTTTCTTGAAAGCCGCGGCATTGCTGCCCCAACGATTGAGCAGGCGTATAGCGCTTATACGGGGCCGACATCAGAGCAAATTGCCAACACTCCAGGTATGGGTGCGCAAGGCATCGGGGTGACCGGGGCTGTTATTCCGTCAGAGGCTGAACTTTTCCAAGCGCAGACGGATGCAATGCTCAGAGCGGATGAAGAAGCCTTCGCCAGATCGCGTGCCGAGATTGAAGCCCTGACTCGCCAAGAGCAAGAAACGATCAGGCAGCAGACGGCTGAGTATCAGGCCGCGCAAGAGCGCCTTCAAGCCGAAGCACAAGCACAAGCACAGCAGCAAGCGATGGAGCAGGCCATCATTCAAAAGCAGCTTGCCGACATCCAGGCGCAGCAGGCAGCAGAAGCCGCCAAGTTCAAGGAGGGCATGGAAGGCATGCAGCGCACCTCTGCCCAGAAGCAGGCTGCATCTAGGAAGGCTGGCCGCAGCGCTGGTGCCCGTCCTCTGCTGGGTGCCGCAACACCCGACAGCATGGGCCAAGGCGGTCAGTCGCTTGGCAGCGATACATCGCTGAGTGGCCAGGCTGGATCACTCGGCGCACAGCAAACACTAGGAGTTGGAGCATGAAAAGCAAAGTCGAAACCGTGATGCACGAGTACAAGGCTGGCACTCTCAAGAGCTCAAGCGGCGATAAGGTGACCAACCGTAAGCAGGCCGTGGCCATTGCGCTGTCTGAACAAGAGCGCTCACGCAAGGCACGCAAAGGTGGGTTGATGAAGGAGGCCAAGGTATGAAAGAAGTCTGGGACAAACCAAGGCCCAAAGAGCTCGGCAAACCCAAGGAGCTCTCATCGGCTGAGAAGGCCATGGCCATGCGCCGAGCACAGAAGGCTGGCCGACCCTATCCCAACCTGATCGACAACATGGCGGCGGCGAAGGATAAGAAGTGAGCAAGTACAAAGATCCCGATGGTGGTCTGACCGAAGCGGGCAGGCGCAAGTTTGAAGCCTCTGGTGAGAGCAATAACTTGCAGCCTGGCGTCAAGGAAGGCCGCCCGTCTGGTGAACGCGCCAGGCGCAAGGGCTCTTTCCTGGCTCGCTTCTATACCAACCCGAGCGGCCCTTTGGTAAACGATAAGGGTGAACCAACCAGGCTGGCGCTGGCAGCCAACGCATGGGGTGAGCCCGTGCCGCGCACAGCAGCTGCTGCTCAAAGACTGGCCGCAAAGGGACGAAACTTGCTGGACAAGTACAAGATGGAGAAAGACTGATGGAATACAAAAACGCAACAGGTGGCAAGCGCCTGACACCTGAAGAAATTATGAAGCGCCAGGATCTCGCCCAACGAAAGAAGGACGAGTTCCAGCAGCTCTACCAGGATGCCTACGAGTTCGCCCTTCCCCAGCGCCAGCTTTACGGGGTCTGGGAGGGTGGTGCCACGGGCTCCAAGAAGATGATGCGGGTCTTTGACTCCACCGCCATCAACAGCACCCAGCGCTTTGCCAACCGGCTGCAGTCTGTCGTTTTCCCGCCGCAGCGCAAATGGTGCAAGCTCGAGCCGGGTTTGGACATCCCTGCAGAGCGTACCTCGCAGGCCCAGGCAATCATGGAGCTGTATGGCGACAAGATGTTCGCTGTCCTTCGCCAAAGCAACTTCGACATCGCCATGGGTGAGTTCTTGCTCGACCTGGCTGTGGGCACCGCTTGCATGATGGTGCAGCCCGGCGACGATGTGGCTCCGATCAACTTCATCCCCGTGCCGCTCTTCCTGGTGAGTTACGAAGAGGGCGCGAACGGCCAGGTGGACAACGTCTACCGCCGCATGCGCATGAAGGGTGAGAGCATCCAGCGCCAGTGGCCTGACGCAACGATCCCGCCAGAACTGCAGCGCAGGATTGACGATAAGCCAACCGA